TTGCGTCCTGCCGGCCGGCAGAACGGTTCGAATAACCCCGCCTCAGGCGGCTCGGTAAAACAAACGCTTAGATCCGCGAGTACCAACGGAGCCGTTCACCGTCAAAGCTAACGCTCCTTTTCGAGCATCGGGCCCGATCTCCGACCTGAGCCGTTCCTTCTGAGAACCGTTGAGCCGCCTGCTCCGGAAGTCACGGAGCAAGTGAATGGATCAGTCCTCTTGGGGCAACCTACTGGTTATAGCAGTCGTGATGCTGCTCGCTGCTTTTATCTGGGATCGCCTCCGCTCGCGTGAGCGTGCCGATCGCAGACTCGCCAAGCGGGAGCGAGTCGCCCACTCTGCGAAAATAGCCAAGCCCGAGCAGCCGAGTTGAGCCTCGGCACGGCGCAAGGTGAATTCGGAAGTGGCGTTCTTTCCGGCATGGTTGGCAACAGACATACGTCTCACGACAACCAAGTAGGTATACCCACGCATGGCGTCCGTTAACCACGCTGGCATAATCGGCGGCTCCTGAATTGCGGAGCTGTCGATGCCATTGAGCGGTGATGTTTCTGCTGAAACGCCTCGGACCTGGCGAGGGAACCCAACGAACGCGGAGGCAACGGACACGGCGCCGCTACCTGTTCAACGAACCTATGGCCGCAGCCCTGTGACAGGACAGCCATACTTCCATCCACGTGATGGCTTTGAGGAACAATGTGGGTGATCGCCATGCTGGGCTAATCTGACCAGGTTAGCTCCCGCTTTGGGTCTGGATCCTGCACGACCGTCATCAGCTGCGATGGGAACGGCGCGACTAAGTCGGCCAGCTCGCCGCGCAGCCATCGCTCTTCGTCCTCTTCGTGCAGGATCAGCGGCATCGCCTTTGGGTGGATTGACGCCACGATCGAGCTCAACTCCGTCGGCAGGGACACCAACACGGCCCTGACTTTCGACGAATCTGTTGAGCGTTGTGCACATCAGAAGGAAGGGGCCGGCGGGGCGGAACGAGCCATATCCTCCTTGAGCGGGAAGCGTCACCGGGATTGAACCTTTTCAGCGCTGAGCTTTTGAACCATGGTCGGCGATCTCCAGTGGCCGCCGTATAAGGATCCGTTGAGCGTCATGATCAATGCCGCCCCCATCTCTCAACTGTTTCTCACGATCCAGTTTGAGCCTGCCGCGAGCGGTATCTCGGTGCTAGACCTCGCCGCACTCCGAGAGCTTTTCGCCGCGGAGTACCCGGTTTTCGGGCAGATTCCGCGAGCGGGCCCGATGATTTACGATCCCACCGAGGTCACCATCGAACCGAATTCGGGATTGCCGCGCTTAAGCTTCGTTAATGAGGATCTGGCGTTATCCATCTTCTTTCAAGATGATCGAGTATCGGTAGGTTGGGATAGAACAACACCTCTCAACGCCGAGCCAAACTATCCCGGCTTTACAGCAACCCTCGAGCGACTTCAAAAAACCTATGATATCGTCGCAGCATTCCTGAATGATATAGGAGCGAGCACTGCGACCGCATCAGTGGGCGAGGTTGCCTACGTTGACACGTTCAATTTGCAAAAAAGCGACGGTCAGACGCTCCGCCTTGAAGAGCTTTTCACATTCTATAATTCAAATCAAAGCTTCATGTTTAATCAACTGAACTTCTTGTTTAGGCGCCTTTGGGAAGAACCCATCCGTGGCATGAGCGAGACCACAGTTAGCGGTTTTTACAGCGGCCCGCTTGGTGAGATGCTCGTTACCCTCGGCACCACAGTGCGCTTCAAGATCAACGATGAAGATGAACCGTTTACCGAGGCATTCCGAGCAGCCCACCAGGTTTCGAACGACATATTTACGCTCTTGGTGAAACCGGATTCGTACGCCATATGACTGCAATGGTCGCGCAACAGGCTAGAGGCTTCGGCAATCTCCCCTTGATGGTGGCAGCGATAGCGCCTGCCTTGCCGTCGCAAGCGTATCAAGCACCAGGATCAAACGTCGTTGCGGTAGATTTTGCCCGGTCCAAATCCGTGATGAGGCAGAAGGCGAGCGACCAATCAACGCCTGCTATTACGGCTGAATGGCGGGAGATCGCGAGCAAACGGCTAGCTGCCCTCCACAGTCTTGAGGCTGGTTGGGACGGCGTCGGCTCAGTCCCCATCTCTGAGACTGCCATCGCCAAGGCCGATCGGCTGCTGGACTTGGCGTTCAATGATGTTCCGTTCCCAGCGCCGCCGTCAGCTGTACCATGCGCCGATGGCTCGCTTCAACTCGAGTGGTGGCTCTCTGATCTGCGAGTCGAACTCGCGATTGAGGATGCCGGAGAAGTTGAACTTTGGGTTCAAAATCGCTCTACAGGTCGAGAGTACACGGCTCTTGGTGCCGAAGCGCTGACGCTACTCCTAAGATGGTCTAAGCAGCTTACGGCCGACAAGCTGGCGGTGCTGGCTTAGTAGATCGTGAGAGCTGTTCAGACGCTTGAGCGTGAGGATCTGCGGGCTCTCCGCACGTTACAAGCTACCGACCATGTGCAGTTTGATCCCCGCGAAAATCGGTGGGTAATCACGAGTGCGGCATTTAGGTGCGGCAGTGATGGCACCATGTCCGTCGATCTAGAAGAGGTGCTGCTGGCGGACGGGAAGCCGCTCCTCCACAATTACCCTCACCTACCTCGTGCAGTCGGCCTAGTCGCTCACACCGTCGGGCGGCTGCGTCAGCATGGTCTTACCGTGAGCCATGTACCTATAGTCGGCAACGATTATCACGGTGAAGCCGCAGGGAAGCTGAGTCGTTCGGTGGCCCGCCAACTCGCTTCGGAATGTGAAGTCGTAGTTGCTATCAACGGCGACCTCGCTCGGCGCCATGAAGACGAGAAGCTAGCTCGTGCAGCGCTGAAACAAAAAGGGGCCGGCGTGAGCTTCTAAGCGCACCGCCTCTTCCCAAACCGCAGGTCGGGAGTTCGAGTCTCTCTCCGGGCACCACCAGAAACAGCGACTTATAGCAGGCTTGCTACACAGCGCGGAGGTTCAACTGAAGCCCGGACGGTGACGAACCCGACCCAGGCGAGTCACATGGAGCCACATGCGTTAGGCAAGCTGTACGAAGTCTAGCAGCTTGCCTTCCGCCTACACCGAGCGATATCATCCGGCCTCTTCACTAAGGAGCGACGGCATTGCGCACGTTTTTGGAGTTTTTGAAGAACAACCCAGGATCTGCCCTGCAACTCGTACTAGACGGCGAAAATGGGGCCGGGGTGAACAAGTTTGTGGATGTGCTTGAGTTTGATGAATTCGGCATCACGGTCGCGAACCGGGCGGGTGGAACCATGAAGCTGGTCGAAGCGTACCCCTGGTCAGCGGTACGAGGTTTGGTAACCACCTTTTCTTCCGAGGCGATATTTCCTGCCTAGTAGCGCTGGCTCGCAATCGGGGCCAGGGCAGGCATTACCCGAGGGGAATGAGGCGGCTTAATCACCGCCTCACCTCGGCCACGCCTCCAAAAGTAGCCGCCGCTTCGCCTCGCAAGCAGCCAGGTCGAACCGCCCGTCACGGATCGTCCCATCATCGTCGGCAGCCGAAGCGCTACCGTCCGCCTGACGACGCTGCGGGAGCGGCCTTCCAAGTCCTTCCCTGCAGCAGGCGGCCGACGGTGGAATGAGCAACGCCAAAGCGAGCGGCGAGCTCAACGAGGGTTGCGCCTCTCGCGCGCTGTGCCTTGATCAGCTCAACGTCACCGACGTTGAGCTTGCGCTTATGGTGGGCCATGCCGCGCCGCACCTTTCCGTGTCGTACGGTATCTGATGAGTTCTGCAGTGGAGTGGCCCAGCGCAAGTTCTGGGGGGTGTTGTTGCTCGGGTCGCCGTCATCGTGCGCGACAATCTGTCCGGCACGTTGGTATCCATGAAACGCCAAACATATCGCAACGTGCAGGCCTAGATCGGTTCGGATCCCAGCCTTGTACAGTGACACGCGACCGTAGCCGCCAGCCGAAGGCGGAAACGCAGGCTGTAGTTTCCGACCGCGGTGGCGCATCGCTACCAATTGCCCAGAACGAAGCGTCTGTAACTTAATGTGGTCGAGCGATCGGACATTCCCTAGTGTAGAAGCCTCATAAAGGCCTTCCCATCCGGGAATCGATCGCCATTCTTCTTCAGAAGCCCGCATAATCACATACTACGGTTGCGGCCACGCCTCGACAAGGAGGCGCCTCTTAGCCTCGCACCTTACGAGTGCGATATCCCCAACACGTATTGCTTCCTCGGCGTCTGCGCTGCGCATGGTCCCGTCACTCTGCGCGGGCAGCGGTGCCGGCCGGCATGGGGTCAGCGCCGCTGCCGGCGGAGGTGGAACGATCGGCAAAAAGTTCCCCCCGATCGGCTTCGACGCTGCGCACCCGGTCAGCACTAAGGCAGCCAGCCCGGCCAGCATCTGTTTCTCCATATTCCCTCACGGTGTTGGTGGATCGAACGATGATCGGCTCGCGCGCGGCAAGCCCGGCGGCATAGTTGGTCGCAGCCTGGGCGATGTTGCTGGCGTAGCGGTTCTCCGCCTTCAGCCGGGCGTTCTCCGCAGCATCCAGCGCAGAGGTCCAGGCGGACCGCTCTGCCCGCAACGTGGCCGTGCGGTCGGCCAACGTCGCGCGCGTGGCGAGCAGCGCAGCGCCCAGCGCCAGCATCGGCAGGGTCCACCAGAAGCGGCGCAGCAGCTTTACGGCAGCCGCCCAGCTCGCGAAGGCAGACCCGTCAGGCAGATCGCGCGCTCCCGCTCGCGCCGGTTCACCAGCCCCCGCACGACCTTGCCGCCCGCCTTGTTCCACATGCGGAAAGCATCGCAGCCGCTGCGCCACTCGCGCGCCTTGAAGCGTCGCGCCACCGTGGATCCACAGAACGCCTTCGTGCCGATGTTGTAGGCGAGGCTCACGGCAGCCCAGCGCTGATAGTCACGCCCCTGGTCGGCGAGCGTCGGCACGCATGCCATCACCGGTTCCGCGTGCGCGAGCAGCTGCCGCTCCAGTCGTGCTTGGCATCCCGCGCGCGTCTCGATCGTGCCAGCTTTCACGTTAGCGGTGTCGCCGTCGCAGATCGTCCAGATACCGACGATGTCGCGATACGCCTTCAGGTGCTCCGGCCCGCTGACCGGCTTGCTGACGACCTCGCCCGCCGGCGTGACGCTTACAGACGCCTGCCGACCACTCTCGTCCGCGGGGATGCTGGTGTAGAGTCCTGCCGCCGCGATGGCACCGACAAGCGCGACGAGCGTCCCGCGCCGAGCGGCCGGCTTGGCTACCGGGCGTGCTTCCTTCTGCCCCTGATCGAGCATGGTTGGTCCTTTCTGATCGTGAAGAGGATGGACCGCCGCGTGGTCCGGATGGTTAATGTTGCAGTGCGGCAAAGATGCGCCGCCGAAGCTGGAGACCTGTGGTGCTGAAGCTCCTCGCCCTGCTCGCAATCGTGGCCGCGATCGTCCTGCTCTTCCGGCGACAGATGAAGCAGGCGGCGCGTCGCCGCCGCCATGAAGATCGGGAACGCCGGCTGGAGATCCAGCAGCAGCGATGGGACGAAGCTATGGGCGAAACGCCAGAGGGCAAAGCTGAAGCGGCCGTGCCTCCTGCGGACGTCCGCCCGTAAGCGCTACTTGCGCGGGTTGAAGAAGCCGTCGATCGCGCCGCGCAGCCGGTCGGAAAACTGGGCGGCGATGAACTCGAGCAGGCCCAGCCCGATGAAGCCAGCCGCGGCGCCAACGCCAAGCGCCCGAAAGGGCGTCAGCTCCATGTCGGCGGAGATCGCGATCATCCCAAGCCCGAACAGCGCCGTCAGCGCGATGCTGGTGCGGCTAGTGACGCGCTCCTCCCCTTCCCGGCGGACGGAATGCGCGATGTACCGTCCCAGCACCACGCCGGAGACACCGAACAACGCCGGCATGATCGCCACGTTCAAGCCGAGCAGAGCTACGGCTGCGGGCCCTACGGCGGCCGCGACCATGTTCTGCCCGGCCATCAGACGGACATCGCCCAGGCCAACGCCAGGCCGAATAGGATCAGCACCGCCATCGTGTCGTGGCGGAACTGGATCTTGGTGCGGTGCTCGCTCGACGTCGGCCGGCGCATGAGCTGGTCGACCATTCGCGGGCGCTCCTTGTCGATGATGAAGGCGGCGATCAGCAGGCCCGCAACCACCACCACCCCGCGCGCCGAGGCCAGGAAGGTGACGATCCGCACCGCCATCGCCTCGTCGCCCCAGCCGAACATGACGAACACGCCGGCTGGTGCGATCAGGCCCAGCACCGGCACGATCAGCGCGATCTTGATCCAGCGGTACACGTTGACCGGGTGCCACAGCCCCAGTCGGTGATCGTGCCACACCTGCGCGAAGGCGCGGAGCGACATGGACAGCGGCAGGAAGGTGCCGACCAGCACCGCGAACATTCCCCAAAGTGGGTTCATGGGAGGTCTCCCTGCCCGGAGAGCGCCGGGCGTCGCGTCAGTGTGCTTGGGCGGGGTTCGCCATCAGAACATCACCACCTGGCCGCTGCCGGTCGCCACCACGTTGCCGGTGTGCTTGACGTTGCGGAGGTAGACCTTGGTATTGCCCGACACGACGATGTCACCGATGATCTCGGTTCCGATGAACCAGGCTTCCGCGTTGTCGGTCAGTTCAACCGCCCCGTTGCCGGCGCCACTGCCAGCATTCGCGCGGGCCGAACCGCCAAAGACGATGCACTTGCTGTCGCCGACATTGGCGATGGTCGAGCCGTTGATCGTTGGCGGGAAGTCCGGGTTGATGACGATCCCGCGCGCGGTCTCATGCAGCGTGAAGGCGTTCTTCGAATTGCCCTCGGCAGTGCCGACCCGGCGCGTCTTGGGGTTCACGTAGATGCCGGGCATCAACGATGTTCCGATGTCGACGTGCTGGTTGATGGCGTCCTTGTGCGCTTCTGCCGCGAACCCGTTCACCAGCATCAGGAGGCCACCGAAGTTGCGCATGCGGAACGCATCCCGTTCCGAGCCGCCAAGCCGGGTCGTGTAGCCGAAGAAGCAATCGACGGCGGCAAAGTTGACGTCGGCCGTAGACTCGAAGTGTACGGCCCCGGTCGAGCCACCTTCGAACTTGAGCCCTTCGAGGTAGACCGATGCCTTGGCATTGGTCATCTCGAAGTTGCGGACGGCCAGGTAGACGCGGCAATTGGCGTCGGAAACTGCACCGCTGTCAGCGCGTCGCGCGTAGACCTTGGTCCCGTCGGTCGCCCAACCATCAACTGCTCCCGCTGCGTTGAGCGCGGCAGGCGACGCATATTGTTCGTACCGAGCATATAGCCCGTCTGCGTCGCGGTTTGACGGATCAGAGGCGCGTGCGGCACCGGAGCGAGCGGCCGACCAGCAATTGCCGTACGTTCCGTCGATCGCCCAGGTCAGCACGTCGTGGTTGCTCGATACGGCCGAGCCGCCGCCCTCAACCGTGCAAGCCAGAGGCATAGTCAAGGCGCTCAGGTCGGCGCTGGCAAAGCTTGCGACGCGCGGCAGCACCTGGGCTTGCTTGAAGATCAGGTGGACAGGCTTTCCCGTCGCGGCACCAGCAGCAACGGCAGTGCTGGCGTACCGGAACGCCTGCGACATGCTTGATCCATTGTTTGCGTTGTTGCCGCTCATGAAATCGACGTAGATCGGCGGGACTGACCACACTTCGGCAGGAACCAGCGTACGAGCCAGTGCCCGCGCCTTGTAGAAGTCGAACTTGCCCTCCGTGAGTGGACCAACCACTGTGTCGGGCCAGCGGGAGGGCCAGTTCAGTCCAGCAGGCAGTTCAATCGCGGACTGCCGCACGATGAAGTCGACGATATCGGGCGATAGCCCTGAGGCGATAAGCTGCTGCCCGACCAGCGCAGGCGCCGATGCCGCAAGGGCTGCGGGCGTCACATAGTTGGCGCTGTCCGTGCCAGCCGAAGTCTCCGAGGAGGTCGCCGGCTTGATGGGAGGGAGCCGGAACCCGAACTCTGCGCCTCCCGCGAGAAGCATTGCGCGAAATTTGAAGGTGCGAGCGACATTGCCGCTCAAGGCGAGGGTGTAATCTACAAAGGCGCAATCGGCGTGGAGCGCGATCCGTCCCTGGCCGACCGTTTTCGCCACCGCGATTGCTTCGATGCCCGCGATTGCCACAGTCGTCCGCGTGCCCGCGATCTCGGTCGTGTCCGCCTTCCGCTGGCGGATCTGGAGCGAGGCCGCGCCTCCGGTCGTTGCACCGGTAAGCAGTTCGGCCGAAAGGGATGCGGCAATGGTCTGCGCGTCGCCGAATACGGCACGTGGAAAGCGCCAGGTCGGCAACACGCTTCCGCCGGCCGCAACCTCGATGACGCCCATAGGAGCCCCATCAACCTTCTCCGTCGAGAAACCCGGGCCGGCGACCAACCGTCCCAAGTCCGTGAACGCCAGCTCCGCGCGCGTAAACAGGTTGGGATTAGTGTCGGCGAAGGCGGTCGCCCGGGCAGATGCCTGGGCCTGCTGCGCCGCAGTTTGCGCCGTCGCTGCAGAGGCGGAAACGCTGCCCGCGATCGGGGCGAGCAGCTCCGCGCCGGCGATGGACACCTTGATGACCTGATCACCGAAGCTCAGGGTGGCTGCACCGCCGGCGGAGGCCATGCGGGACGTAGCGCCATAACCAGCCGGCCGGTTCAGCGGGGCACTGTCGGAGCCGTAGGCGCTGTCGCGGACGATGAAGTCGCCCTCGATCCGCGTCTGCGCATCGCCGCCCAGCGTCCACTGCATGGCATAGGCGAGCACGTCATCCTGGCCGACTTCGCCGGTGAACGGCACCTTCTGAGGATCATCCATGGTGGACTTGTTGATCCGCCCGGTGATCACAGACGTCGGCACGCCATCGGTGACGGTGACGCTGTCCAATTTCAGCCCTGCGGCCGCCGCCGTAGTCACGGTATCGAGCTGGATCAGGGGCGCCCCAGGCGTGCCGCGCTGAAGACGCACCTGCATGCTCATCGGCACGCCGGTGAGGTCTATCCCTTCGACGGCGATGCTGAAGCGCGCGACTTCATAACGCCGCGCGTACAGCGCAAGGCGGGCGGCAGTATCCGGCATGTAGATCTCCGAGGGTTAGCCGACCGGCTGGTCGAAGGCGCTAGCGACTGTCACCGCGCCGCTGGTCACGCGCACGGCGAAGAACCAGCCGGCGGGCAAGGCGATGGTGGCGGACTGGGTGGCGATGGTGCTCAGCGCCAGCCCCACCGACAGCAGGCCGGTGTTGCTGTTCGCATACTTGGCGACCGCGGCGCCGGATGGCGCTCCGGCGGTCGGCGCCACCGACGCGGCAGTCGGGCCGATCAGCACGTCGGCGGTATGCGTCTGCCCGCCGGACAGGGTCAGCGCCGCGCTCGAGGTGAGGTTGAGCGTGACCATCGCCGGCTTCGTCTTGTCGGTCGCCTGATAGGCGGTGCCAGGCGCGACAGTGCGGGAGACGGGTGCGCCGAAGGCGTTCACGCCAGCCGGACCGGCAGGGCCAGCCGGGATCGTGAAGTCGAACACCGCTGCCGCTGAGGTGCCGCGGTTCGTGACGGTCACTGGCGTCCCCGCCGCACCTGTCGTGACCGTGCCGACCTTGATCGTGGCCGCAGCGCCATCGACGCCCTTCAGGCTGGCAACCCACTGCGTCTCGGTACCGCCATAGCCGGCCGATCGCGCCGACTGGTAGGCGCTCTTCCCGTCGGCCCCGACCAGTGTTGCCTGCCACTGCGTCAGCGTGCCGCCATAGCCCTGCGCGCGGGCGAGCTCGTAGGCCGAAGCGCCAGGGCTCCCGTCCTTGCCCGGCGTGCCGGGATCTCCATCCTTGCCGCGCAGCGCGGGGTTCTGCGTCGGGTCGCTCACCAGCAGCAGGCTGACCGGTTGCCCCAGCGGCATGACGCCGCGGGACAGCAGCACCAGCACCGGTTCCTTGTACGCCGGCGGCGTGATCGAGGCGGCGAGCCGCATCATGCCCATGCCGGCGTCTTCGAACCGCAGGTAGATGCGCTGGTTGCGGGGCGTGGTTTCCTTCATCCGCCCTACTCCGCCTGCTGCGCCAGCTTGTTGTGGCTGAGGTGCCAGCGGCCTGCATCGTCCACGGTGACGTAGGTGTGCGCCTGGGAGACGGTGAGCGCGACCACCTTGCCCTGCCCCGCCGGCTTGCCGAGCATGTCCGCCCGGCTCCAGCCGCCATCCTTCCACCACAGGTGCGACGGCGAGGTGAGCGGGCAGCCCTCAACGGCGCAAAGCTCGCTTTCGAACACGCGGGTGAACGTCACCAGATAGGCGCCGAACCTGTCGGTGCCCGCCTCGGCTTCTATCTGTGCCCACACCCAGGCACCCGCCTCGATGTCGCCCGCGGCGATGGTCTCCCCCGGCCCGGTGCGGTCGGCGTTCGCCAGCAGGATGCGCGCGGAGGTGATCGGGCAGCCGCCGCCGCCATACCCGCCGCCACCGTCTCCGCCAGGCGCCGTCGGAGTTGACGGATAGGTACCGTCCGCGTTTGCCGTCGTCATCTCCCGAACGATGACATAGCGGGCTGATGCCACCTGCTCGATCGCCGGCGCGGGCACCGCTTCGAAGGCGGCGGTGTCGAGGTTCCACAGCACCAAGTACGTGGAAGCCGGCGTCAGCCCGGAGATCGTCTGCGCCGGGAAGTTGAGGACCTGGCCGTCGTCGATCGCGGCGGTGAAAGCCTCGATCGTGAACGTGTCGGCCGTGCTGTCGATCGGATAGGCGACCGACTGCCGCACGATCAGGCGCGCCGCGCGGGTGGCGCTGAACACGCCGGCCGTGACGGGCCCCAGCACCAGGCGGTCGCTGTAGGTGCCCGCCACCATGTAGCGCACCGCCACCTCATATCGCGTGCCGGAGGTGACGCTGGTGATCTCCTTGCGGGTGATCGCGGGGCCATCCAAGCCGCCGCCGCTCCAGTTCGCCTCCGGATCGGCGCCCGCCACATAGGGCCGGTACTCGAACAGCACACCCGCCATAGGCCGCACGTCGGTGGAGCCGGTGACGATCACCGCCGGCACAGCCACGCCGTTGGCGCTCAGCACCGTGCCGTTCGCGGTCCAGTCGGCTACGTCGGGCGCGGACAGATCCACCTCTGGCACCGACAGGTCCGGCGTCGGCGGCGCGGTGCCGCCCCGCCCCAGCGCGAAGCTGTGCTTGGACGCCGTCTCCGACCGGCAGGTGAAGGTGACGCCCACGGTGCCCATGTCGATCTCTCGCATGCGCAGGACGACCTCGCGCTCGAACAAGGCCGCTTCCGAGATGTCGACGGTCAGGCAGTCGCCAGGCCGGTACCCGATCATGGTCGCCTTGCAGGGAAGAAGAATGCCGTCGAGCTCGCGGCCGTTCAGGATCTCATAGAGCCCCAGCTGCGCGCCTTGGTCGACCTGCTGCACCAACGGGAACTCGATCTCCCGCGGGCGGCTGCCGCCATCGACGGCGACATAGTCGGGGATGGCGATCGCGTTCAGCGGCACCACCTGCCAGCCGTGGCTCTCCAGCCTCACTTTCGAGATCACTGTGTTGCGGCGCGCGCGGCGCGAGGCGGTGCCGGGCACGTCGACGTCGGCGATGATGTCGGCGCTGGTGATCCGACCGATCGACACGCGCGGCGCGTTGAAGGTGACGGACAGCTGCCCGCCGACCGGCATCGGCTCGCCGCCGCCCGCCTGGCAGATCATCTTCAGGATGTCCCAGCCGTTGTCCGCGCTGGTGTAGACGACACCGCCGACCTTCCAGTTGTTGGCATCGCAGACGTTCGCCCACTCCACGAACGGCGCGATGTCGAGGCCCACGACCTTCATGCCGCCCCCAGCGATCAGCGTGCCGTTCTGGACGCGGCCATAGGCCCAGGTCAGCGCATGGCACGCTGGACACTCGCTGTAGACATAGGTCGCTTCCTGCCCCAGCCGGCAAGGTCCGGACCCACCAGGATAGGTGCTGTCGAGGCGGGCGTCATAGACGAACACGCCTTCCAGGATCCGGCCCCGCTCGGGTACGCCGTTCGGGTACTTCTTGCCCTTGCTGTCGAACTTCAGCGTCCACAGGTCGGCGGCGAGGCCGGACAGCTTCGACGCTGCGGTCCAGCCGGGGAACAGCCCCTGCGGACCCTGCAGCGCCCGCCCCTCCGGACAGGCGCCAAGCTGCTGATCCAGCCACATGAAGCCCGCATAGGTGCCCTGCGCGGCGCCACCGGCAAAGGTGACGGTCTTCTTCTCGACCTGGAAAGGCCCGAGGCTTTTGATCGGGCCGAGGCTATGAACCGCGACCCAGCTCTCCAGGCTGTTCTTCGACCCATAGTATTGGCGGTGCACGACCTTGCCGGCCGAATAGGTCCGGCCGATCGCGTACGGGATGCCGGACTCCTTATCGATCGTGAACTCGGTCGGATTGCCGCCCAGCGAACCCTTGGGCTGCGCGACGGACGCGGCAATCGATAGGGCAGCCGCGCCGGCCTGCGCAGCACTGGCGATACCAGCGATCGACAAGCCACCGATCCCGGCGCTGCCCGCCGCAGCCGCAGCGGTCGCGCCGACGACGGCACCGACACCGGTGGCGACGAGCGCCACAGCACCCACCACGAACGCCGCGGTGCGCAGAGCCTTCGCCATGGTTGCCTCTCAGACCCGCCAGGCGGCGAGATATTGGACCGGCTGCAGGATGTCCGCGCCGTCCACGTCCTCATGGTAGCCGAGCACACGGCCGTTCCCGACAGCGACGCTCAGCGCGCCGCCGAATGGCCCCTCGGCTGGCAGCAGCACCAAGTCAGCGACCCACGCCGCTGCCGGGGCGATGCGGGCCAGCCCCAGCGCATCGACCGCTGCGGCGAGATCCTGGAAGCCGACCCGCTCCAGAGCGCGAGCGGCGCCCAGCGCGGTGCTGTAACTGCCAGCCTTCGCCAGCTGCGGATGATGCCCCATCCTGCGCAGGACGAAGGCGGCCAGCCGCACGCAGTCGTTCCTGCCGTAGATCAGCGGCTGGCCTTTGAACCGGTCAACTGCCGCCTGCGCTGCCTGCTGACGGCGGAGAAGCACAGTCACAGCCCGAGGTTCCCGAGGAACGAGGGGTTGAGGCTCCCGCCGGTCGTGCGCACCGCAGATGGCGGCTTCTCCACGCCCCAGTTCGAAGTCTTGTCGATGCCGGTCATGTTCGACAGCCCCGTTTCGCCAGGCCACACCAGCTGGTGCCAGCTGTCGGAAAGGCGAGCGCCCTTCTCTTCATCGTGGAAGGGCTCAAGCGCGGAAACGCACCGCCACTCCAGCGAGCGAGTGCCCTTGCCGACCCGGATCCGCGGCACATCAAGCTCACCCGCAAACAGCTGGATGGGCTCCGGCAGCAACAGCCCGGTCGCGGGATCAATCAGCCCCAGCCAGCCGCCCACCTCGCCGCCCTGCGCAGTCGCGGCCGCCAGTTCGGATGCGGCGATCTCGCTTGGGGGCGCGAAGGTCAACGACCAGTCCGGCGCCTCGTCGCCCACCCCGTCCTTGAGGTTGCTGGCAGCCACCAGGATGCCGAAGCGCGGGTCACGACCGACGAACTTGTCGCCTAGGAACCGCACCTCCGCCGACCCGACGATCTGGCAAAGCGTGTAGCCCGGCAGTGCCACCCGCACGAGCGGCGCGAACGGGTAGCGGCCGGTGCGGAGCGCCGCCGACATCTGCGGGGTCAGCCGAAAGGTCATGCCCGCTCCTGGATGCTGAACGACAACGCGTCGGTCTTTGCACGCCGGGCGGTCGCGCCCTTGTCGAAGCCGAGAAGCTTGCCCTCAATCATGGGCGCCACGAACTCGGCATGCTCGCCGTCCACCGTCAGAAAGCGGAGCATGGGCCAGATCGGCAGCGCGACCTTGCCCGTGTCCGGCACCACGATCTGACCGGCGCCCGCGACCATGTGCACATAGTGCTGCCCGCCGTGGACGATGCTGAAGAAGTTGCCGCGCGTCAGCGTCCCACCCGGCTGGAGCCCGCGCAGGGCCAGCGTCATGCCGCCCTGGTCTGTCCCATCGACCGCGACGGCGAAACCAGGCGACCGCCGATCGCGGTTCGGCTGGATGATCCGCATCTTGGCGCTGCTGTTGCTCGCTTCGAACAGGGCGGCGATCATCAGCCGGCCTTCGCTCGCAACGCGAAACTGCGTCGTCTCGATGTCCGCGGCGAAGCGATCGCCGGGGCGGGGGATCGGCAGATCGGGGCCGCCCAGCGCGCCCTCCTGCTCTCCGCTGAACAGGCGGGCGCGCAGCGTGAACGAATGGATGCGCAGGTGCGGGATCTCGATCGCGCTCACCGGTACCGTCCCAGCCGCCGCGCGCCTGCTGCCATATCGTTTGCCTCCGCCATCGAAGCGCCGCCGGTCGCACCCTGCGTAGCCGCGAGGCCCACACCCTCAGCGACCCAGCCGCGCACGGTACCCGTCTGGGTAGCCCTCTCCGTCGACCGGCTTGTCCTTCTCCAGGTCGCCGAACAGCTCGAGCTTCAGCATCGAGGTGCCGATGTTCCACAGCCGCACGCCGCGCTTGAGCTTGCGGCCGTTCACCGTGACGTCCTGCCAAGTCGGCGAGCCGATCGGCTGGTTGGCGCTGATCTGGTGGCGACCCTTCACCGCCATTGCGAAACCTGGGTGCCGCCGGGCCCAGGCGTACACCTCCATGGTGTTCTCACCGTCGCCGGAATCGATCGCGACCCGTGCCAGCCGCATCGAGCGACCATCCTCGGTCTCCCAGGTGCGGGCGACCTCCACGTCGAGCTTCTTCCAGGTCTTCTTGTCGGAGATCGGACCGAAGACTTCGATGCGCTCCACGAACTCGCGGCGGCCGTTCGGGCCGAAGGCCCAGATGTCCAGGTCGATGCGGCCACCGCCACCGCGCTGAACGTCGGCAGCGCCGACCAGCAGCCCAGCCTTCGCCGATGGCGTTCCCAGCCGCATCGCCTTCTCCCGGCGATCGTAAAGGCGCTGCCACTCCGGAGCCTCGCCGCGCTCGGCCCATGCCTCACCGAGCACCTGGTTGACGAAGGTGCGCAGCAGGTTCGGATCCTTGCGGACCTCCATGAACTCGCGCGCGATCTCCAGCCAGGCGGCGCCCGGGTGCTGGCTGTAGGCCGCCCAGATGTGGAACGAGCGGTGCCGCGGGAACGCCGCGGGGTTGTGCGCCCGCCACTCACCGGCTTCGTCCATCGCCGCCTTGTCGGCTTCATCGATGTCGCAGCCGTTGACGCACCGGTACCAGGCGCGGGTCGGGTTCTCCTTTGGCTCCCACCGGATGCCAGCGCCCGTGCCGTCGCCGAACACCAGCTGCTGCATCTCGCCGCAGTGCGGGCACGGGACGTAACGAAACTCCTGGCTGAGGACGTTGTTGATCTCGGCATCGACCCGGGCGCGCAGCTTCGTGTCGCCCTTGGCGACGCGGGCGCCGACCTGCTGGAGCTGGGCGACGATCATCACGATCACGCCAGCGCCTGCGGCGACCATGTCCGGCAGCGAAGCGAGCTCGCGGCGGCGCTCCGCATTGTCCATCGCCTTGGCGTCGGCCTGTTCCTTAGCCAGCCGCGCCTGCTCCTGTTCCTTGTCGAGCGCCTCCGGATCCGCCGCGGCACCGCCGTATTTGATGGCCGCCCAGGCTTCGATGTTCTCCAGCAGCGAGGCGCCATCCGCGGGCATCTTACCCTGGGACCGGAGCTCGCCGATCCAGCGGCTGGAGACCTGAAACACGGCCGCGAGCTGGGGCCGGCTGGGCTCTTCGAGGTCGATTTCCATCTACTTCCCTGCTCCAGAGCCGAAAATCCGCGGAAAACAGCCGTTTCCGGGGCCTAGGAGGAAGAACTAAGGCGATTTTCGTGCCTAGAAAGTTTCGGGGCCTTTGCCCCCCGTATTACCCTGGGGCGCCGGAAGGACCCAAAGGGGGGGCTACCAGGCGCTTCCCAGGCGCCTGCGGCTCGCCCTGTCAGCCTGCTGATGCTCAGGGCAACGGGGTGTACGGCCGTTCTTGATCCGCCACGCGAGTGCGAGCAGCACGAGAACTACGGCCTGCCGGATGCTGGTGTTGGCCTGCATGACGCCCTCGACTTTTACCACGCCGCCTGCCCGCCACGTTGCCAGAGCGGCGGGTGGGTGGACCGGACAGGGCCGCGCACCACGGCACGCACGTCGGCAGCGATACGCTCGCACTCAGCGATCAACATGTCGGCGCGCGCGGTCGTGCGCGAGGGCCGGTCCATTGCGTCGGCCAGGGCCTCGATCTC